TTATTAAACTTGCTATTACTCATATTGACAGGTCGAAAAGACTCTTTTACGCGTTCAAATGGACGAAGAGAATGTTTCAATGTTTCTCGAGCTTCTTCTCTTGCCTTTTGGGCACACATTTCAATATATTCTTCATCTGTCATGTTATAATCAGTAATGGTATCTGTTACAGTTGAAAATCGGCATAAAAGCCCATTGGGTTGTCTTGATATAAAACTCATTATTTATCAGTTATCCGTTAAAAGTCGTTTTTTCTGTCGCTACGTTTCCATGCTTCATTAGATACTGAACTACTAATTGATTTGCCACATGGGTAAACTCTAAATAATCGCATTTACTTCCTGTCAATCTATTAAAAGCAAATCCAGCCCCTAATATCAATCCTGTCATTACCTCTGTGGCATTTTCATTATTCACTTCAATGTAGTTTTCGTTATCTTCGTCTCTAACTACATCTTCAATAGCCGATGCAAAGCATAAGGCATAATTTTGAATTTCTTTTTCTTTACTCATATTTCTGTTCCTTTCTTTATTGTTATTCGTTAATTCCTAAAGCTTTATTGATTGCTGGATA